GGCCGCCTCGATGGCCGCCGGAACCTTCGGGTTGATGATCGGCCGTGAATACGCGCCGCTGCAGAAGCCCGCCTCGATGATCGTCCCCTCGTAGTTGATGCACACGTCCAACGACCCCACGACTTGCGAGGCAGGTCCCTGAATCGTGATCATCAGGGCCGGCCAAGCATCGATCGCGCTCGCCGTCGCCACAGCGTCCGTCCGGGCAAACATCCGGGCAGCCGCCGTGTCGCTGGGAGTGATGGGGAGGAACCACTCTTGGTTGCCGTCCACCACCTGGTACTCCATGCCGTAGCGGTTGCCCGGCGTGAAAGATCCGTTCAGTAGCGCGCCAGGGGCCACGAACTGGACATTGATCACAGGCCTCGTGTTGGACAACGAGACCTGCGGTATCCAGTGTACCCCCGCGGAAACCACCCGCATCCGATCCACGTTCCCCGCGATGAATGTGTTCAGGGCCCCGCCGTCCAACGTCTGCCAGGCCGCTTGAAGCACCGCGGGGTTCGCGGTCGAGAACAGGAAGTTCGACCCAGCTGAGTTCGGATAGATCACCAGTACCGACGACCCAGACGCTCCGGTTGTTATCCCGTTGAGAGTTCGCTGCTGGTACGTCACCGTGTTCTTTGATCCGTCTGGGATTCGCGCCCCGTACGCCTCCTCGCAAAATGCGTCGGTCATCGCGCACACGCGAGCCACGATCGGCCTCATCATGGCCGTCGTCAAGCCCCGCGCTGGGTTTCGTCCACCCTTGCGCTTCCCTTTCCCGCGCTTCTTGCCGGCGTTCCCCCCCCCCTGCATCCTCGGTGCAGGCGCTGCTGGGACGATCGCCAGCGCCGTTAGAGGTGAGTTGACCGTCTTGCGTCCACGTCCCTTGCCACCCATCAGCGAAGTCCGTCTTATGTTTGTGCGGAAGCCGCTGCGATGGGGGCCCCCATTTTTATAGCGCAGGGGAGCGCTATGTGGGCCTAATCCAGGTCCACCTCCATGAGCCGCGTCAGCACCCTGTGCTGCACGACACACGGAAGCGCCTGGACAGTGCCGAGATACTCCTCGAGGGATGCGTCGTCCTCGCGCGTGAGAGAGTACCGAGCGGTGATGAACTGCCATGTCGCTTCACACACCTCGGCCACGGACGGCGCATGGATCTTGTGATCCCACTCGTCAGGCCGCCCTCGCGGACTGACCCCCCTCAGGAGCCTCTTGTACGCTCGCAGCAGCGTATTGAGGAACGGCACGTGTGCGGCATCCTGCCAGACGGAGTTGACGTCCGCCGCTAGGTTGGATGTCACGGTTCCGGTCATCCGTGAGCCCAACTTCGCCACAACGCGCCCCGGCATGGGCGACAGTCGCCACGTCCCGCCCTTGATGGGCACAAAGAGGTGAGACGCGAACTTCACCTCATGGACGTGCACTGTGGTCCTAGAATCGGAAACAAGACCCTGGTTCTCCTCCCCGTGACTCACGAACCGACGACAAAACTCGTCGTCGTCCGGGAACCGCGGGTTCGCCACCGGGTCTGACTCCACCACTACAACTAAATCGTCCCCGAGGATGACCGCACCCCAATCATCGTCGGGCACACGAAGTGTGTACATGGTTTCGTCAACGCACACAGCGTTGTACTCCGACCCGCCATCTGACGTCCACTGTTGCCCCGACCGCATGCCATCCTCGGTAGAGTACCGTGCTCCGTGAACGGTACGTCCCTCCGGCTTGCTATGCAGGGCGGCGAAGCGAACGCCGAGCGGCAGACCCATCCAGAACATCTGGACCCCCATGACCTGCTTGAATCCCTGGCCAAGCGAACAGTCGTAGGTGACCCGGTCGGCGATGAGGAACAGCGGCCGTTTGAACCGCAATGTCAACCCACGCACGAACTCACCCACGACGTCCGCGTTCCTCGAAGAGGCGAAGAGTATTCCGCTCGAACCGTCGAACAGCTTCTTCAACACCCCAAAAGCCCACCAGATGGCGGGCCCGAGGAACGCCCACAGCCGGTCCGAATCCGCTTGGATCACCCGTGGCTTCTTGCCTTTGGCTCCGCCCCTCGTGACGGTGCCCGGGGTCTTCTCCATCTTCAAGAACGCGTCGGACAAGTAGTCCTTCGCGTCCAGCGGACGCAAACTGAGCGAGGCCTTTGCCTTCTCAGCTTTCACGCGGTCCACCACCTTTTGGCGCTGCGTCCAGAACTTCCACAGTTCACGCGGCTCCTCATAGCGGGCCTCGCGACACGGCGCGAGCTTGGGGCTCACCTCCATCCTTTCCAGGAGGTTCGCCCAGTACCCTTCACGGATCTTGGGTACTGCTTTAAGGACTCTGGTCCTCAGACCTGCCACCTCCGCCTCCAGCGTGGGTTCTATAACCAGAGGGACGTGGTCTGGCACCATCATGCCTACAGCCTCCGACCTGGGGACGGCTTTGGACGGGTGCTTCCTACGTTCCTGCTCCAGGACGCTCAGTCTAGCGTCCTCACGCATCGGCGGGAGCTCGGGCATGACTGCGTGCCCGTAGAGCAGAGGTACTGTCAAAGTTGTCGGCCCCGTCACGCCTGGCGGTGCCCCCCTGCTTGCGTGGCGGGTCCAAGAGGCCCCCACGCTGCCCATGTGCCGGTTCCTGGCGATCAGACAGCACGCCAGTCCCGACCAGCACGTGAGCAGGACCGCTCCGACGGTTAGGCCGAGGAGATGGTGCATCTGTGGAGCTAGGACGATGGTCCCGCTCCACAAGATCACCGACGCCACCACCGCGGACACCAAAATTCCCATCCCCACCACACGAATCGACCCGAAACGCACGGCGAGGGCGTGTACTCGGAACATCGACGAGTACGACTCCCTGATGGTCATCATTATGTCCGTCTCCTCGCGCACGCCACTGACCAGCCCCAAGAGCGCGGTGTACGTCACGGCACGTTCCACCACTTGGGGGGGGTACTTCATCTCCTTGTACACCCCCCGTGCGTAGTGGACCGCGTCGTCGAACAACGCGGGATCCGTCCGCACCCTCAGGCTGGCCATGGCTGCCACCTTAGCCGTCGCGGCCCTCGAGACGACAACACCCCTCGTGCCCGTCTCCACCCGGAGCAACGCCGCCTCACCTAGGACGGCGTATGCGTGCACCTGCACCCTCCGAAGATCCTCGTCCGTGGTCTGAACCCAATTGGACGTTCCCGGATCGGGGGCAGCCAGCCCGAGCTTGAAGAACAGCGTGTCCCTGGTGATCGTGGTCACCGGACGCTGCCCCTCAACCAGGGTCACTTTCACAAGTTTAGTGTCCCCCAGCTGCTCGACCAGCTCTGCCACCACACAGTGGCGCTCGCCGGCATCGAATCCGCCCCTAGCCACCCACGACAGTGGCTTATGGACGTACTCGGTGAGGTTACCCTGAACCTTCTCGTGGATATATCCATCCCCGTCCAGCTGCCACGTCGACTCGATGTTGCCCTCAGCGTTCTTGCGCAGACCGTAGATACCCTCGTGCGACAGCACGATAAAGTACCCGGTGTGAGCGCGCGCGCCGGCGAGCATTGCCACCAAGTTTTGTTCCTCGACGTAGTACAGGACGTGGGTGCCCACGTAGACCGACGGCACCACGCAGTCGCACTCCCCAGCACGATGGTCACACCAATTGTGCATGTTGAGCTGTCGCGCTGTGTTGCGGCGCCCCGCATCGTTTGGGTGCACCATCGGAATCTGGTTGTGGACCTGGTCGCGGTAAAAATCGATGTGGTAGAGCAAGTGCTCTCGTCCCACATTCGGCGCCAGACTCACTAACTTCACGCGGTCCCCGGGATGCTGCGCGACGTACGCCCTGTGGTCGTTCGCCGCCAGCTTCGCCGCGCGCCGTTCCAACGTCATCCTCCCCAGAGCCAAAGTGGGGTGAGGATGGAACGGTTCCGATGAGCGCAAAATAGGCTCAAAGCCCCATTGCTCACGGACGTGGTCCGCAATGGATGCAGGCATGTTCAACCCCGCAGGGACACGCCTGACTCCGGTTTCCACGTCTACGCAAGTTTCAGAGGCCGAGATTGTTGAGAACACATCAGTGTCCTCCTGTCCGGATTTCCCACCGGACGCCATTTCTGGTGATCCCTATTGGGGGGGATCGGGGGTTCCTG